AGTAAAAGAGGTCAGCGGGGTGCGCACAAGCATATCCCTCTTCTCCAACTCGGAGGTGAGGAAAGCCTGTCCCGAAGCGATTCCCGCCGCATCCATTGCGAAGGGCTTCACGCCGCCCTGCATGGTGTTTAAATCAAAAGTTCCGACATTCTGGAATTTAGCCATGTCTTTAGTCTCCTTTCGGTTTTATTAGGCGTGAAGGGTGGTCATGATGCGAATCTCAGCCACGCCGTTGCCGTCCTTGCCGCCCTTCCACTTTGCATTGGTGAGGGCAACGCTGTTTGCACCATCAGCCGCCGCCTCAAAGCCGCCGACCACAGCGCCGGGAATAGAAGCATTCTCAGCAACCCGAACGTACACAGTGCCGTCAAGGGCGGGAGTGCCGTTCTGGCAAATGACATTGACACAACCACGCTTCAGCACCGGGACGGCATCATACTGCACATAACTGCCCTCGTTCTGATTGAGATAGTTAGTAGCGGACTTAGTCTCACGCACCGCAACGCCGACAAAATCGGCGGCGGTAGCAGAAGCGCCGGGGGCGGTCACAGCGCCGTTGCTGTACACCACAGCGCCGCCGAAAGCGATTGCGCCACCTGCCGGGTGAGTATCAATGATGGTATCGGGCTGACGGGAAAAAGAACCCGCATAGCCGTGGAACATGGTCTTACCGATGATCTGGTTTCTCATGGTCTTACTCCTCTCTTCTCTTGTGGGGGTTTCTTGCATCGTAGAGTTTCTGGATTGCGTCAAGGTCGGTAGCGGGGCGGTTCTGCGCCTTAACCTGTGCGTTTGCCTGTGCCGCATTTGCAATCTTTGCCGCATCGCTGTCGGCGGTGGGGCGCTTCACAAGGGCAAGCAGGGCATCCGTTGCGGCTTTCCGCTCCTTCTCATTGCTGATACCCGCAATCACCGGGCGCATCTGTAAAATCACGTTCCGGGCGGTTTCAGCGTCCATTGCGCCGCAACCCTTCGCCGCCTTATCATCAGCCGGGGCTTCCTTCGTGTCCATCTCCTCTGCGGGGACAACGTGCGCCTCTTCAGCTTCAGCGGCGGTTTCCTCATTCTGCTCCGTGCCGGGTGCGGTTGCGGGGTTCTCATCGGCAGGGGCGGCATCTTCTTCAGCCTCGCCCTTGATCTCCTTGCCGATAGTCTCAAGCGCAACGTCCAGAGGGTCTTTCTCCTCTTCCGGGGCTTCTTCAGCCTCCGTCTGCGGCGGGAGCAGTTTGCTTAACAGGTCTTCGATTTTGGACAACCTGGCATCGATGGACTCAAAGCGGGCGGCATCATCCACGGCAGGGGCTTCGCCCCCTGCGGGCTGTGCGTCCTCCTCCGGGACAGGGGCGTTTTCCTCCTCATGCTCCGGGGCGGTGTCCTCGTCCATCACCGGGGCGGCATCCTCCGCAAGCTGTCGGATTTCCTCCGCTGTCTTGCCGTTTGCCGCCATTCCGAAAAGGTGCAAAAATGCGTTCACTTTGCTCATGGGCTTGCGTGTCCTTTCTGGCGGGTTTGCCGCCTGTGTTTTATCTGCATCCATAATCGCCGCCTTAGTCCCTGCTCTGCCAACATCGACTAAAGCAACGTGGTTGCCTCTTATGTGTTTCTGCGTCAGCGTTCCGTCCGGGTTTTCTTCGTACTCGCACTCATACCCGCAGGAAATCTGGCGCTTGCCGTTCTGGATCGCTGATATAGTCGCCGCATCGTGTACGTGGATATCAGCAACCACAAAACCCTCAAAATCACCCGTTCCCCGGCGCACGTTCTGAACGTGTCCCTTTTCGTACTGCCCCGCATTTTCCGGGGTCAGCATCACGGGCGGGTGGTCATCTGTGAAGGGCTTGCCCTCAAAAGACGCAAGGGCGGCAGGGGCGAAAACTTCCTCTTCTGGTCTTCTTACAGTTACCATCTGCTTATCCTTCACGCCAACTTCCTCGCCGAGATATGCCTGTGTTCCAGTTCTGGCAATCGGGACATTTCGGCAAATCAAAAAGCCCTCGCCCGTTTCGACTTGATTGGGGCTGATTATGTACCCATAGTATGCAATCATTTCTTTACCCCTTTTTTATCCAACAGCCTGTAAAACCGCTCATAGCTTTGCCTAGCAAGAAACGGGGCTTTCTCCGTCAGTTTGTAGCAAAACTCTTTTTCGTCAAAGTAATACCATTCCGAACGATTCATGAAATAAGGTTTTACTATTTCCATTTTGTTGTAAGCCCCTTCCTGCGTATCCATTCATTCATAGCATCGCCGAGTTTGTTCGGTTTGCTTAACTGGGAATTGGCAAAAGTTTCCGCAAAAAATTCCTCCCGGTTAGTCTGCCCATAATGCGACAGGTAATGCAAATAGTCTTCTCCGGGGTTCAATTCATTGAAAACATCAACAATCTCATTTTTTGCGGTTTTCACTACTTCGTCGTATGTTGTTTCACACGCTTTTACCCATTCCCGATGTTCCGACTCAGCTGTTGGTCTAACATTCAGCCCACGGGTATTTAGTTCATCCGCAACAATGCGGTTCTCCAACATATGCCCGTATTCATGTGTCACAACATACCGCCCGTAATCCTGCTGTCCGCATGGCATAAGATAATCCGGCCTTCCGTTCCGCACCCTGCTCTGTTCTTCCTGTTCTTTTAATGCGGATTTACGGTGTTTAAAGTGCCTCGTTGCAAGGTTGAGTGTCTGATTTTGCGGATTTGTTTCCACCGATCTCACCCTGCCGTTTACGCCGTTACTGTCCGGGATTCCCTCAATGTTGCACACACCCCCATGCACAACATTAAACTTGTTCTCAAGAACAAGTAGTTGATTCGTTGCTTCAACCACTGATTCTTTATTGAGTTTCATCACGGACGGGTCGACCTTTGCAAAACCGACATCATCTTTCAAGGCGCTTTCAACCTGTGAAACATTCGATATCTGCTTCAGCGGTGCTTTAATTTCAGCCGCTTTCGGTGCGCCATTAACCGGGGAAACGGATTCAATCCCAGATGTCGGACTAGAAACGGGTGCTGTCGGAATGGGCGTTTGTTTAACCGGGTTTGGCGTTGCCGGGGCAACGGGTTTATCAAACTTCGGCTTTTCAATGCCCCTGTACTTTTTCATGAGGTCATGATACTTGTCGTTCTGCGCTTCTTTCCACTTTCTGAAGGTGGCAAAGTCTTTCGGCACGCCCTCAACACCCGCCGCCATGTACTTGCGCCACTGCTTGACATCCTCACGCAGTTTCGCCCGGTTGCGTTCCTTTTCCCTGTATGCCGCTATCTGCTTCTTTGACCGTGGGTCGTTGGTTGCCGGGTTTGTCGTAAACGAGGAAAACTCACGGATTTTCCGCAGTTGCTCCGGGGTTTTGCTTGCCTCCGTAAACTTGCGCACCGAATGTAGACAATTGTGTGTAACTATGCTATTATATGTGTAGAACCTGTGTTCTGTTTCCAGATTGTACACATACCCCTCATAAAAGGAGCAAGCCTTATGCGCAAGTTGACTTATGACAAGTCCGTCATTACTTCCGAAGTATTGCAATCTTTCGTCAACCGTGGTTTCTCCCGTCCTCAGATTGCGAAGCATTTCGGTGTTTCCGATTACATCATCAGACGGGCTGAATCCGATTACGGCATCAGCCGCCCCAAACGTGGGCAGGGAAGGAAACGATACACAGATGTTTCCAAAAAATTTCTTGAAGAACATCGAGAAATGTTTAACACATTTCTTTCCCTCCACAATCAAGGGCTGACATATACCCAGATCGCTGAACAGTGTGGCTGTTCCTTTTCTCAAGTTGGCAAAATTATGACCGTTTTCGGCGTTTCCTTCAGCACTGCGTATAAAACCAATGCGGCGCATAATGCCCTTAAAGGCACGAAACGTACAATTCACGATCTTGAGCGCAGAGCCATTGGCAAGGAGCGCAAGCCGCCCGCATTGAGCCGTTGGGAAGCGCTGTTCCGCAATTGGCTTGTTTCCCAAAACATCCCCTTTACCATTTCCAAAGCCGTTGGAAAATACAATCTCGACTTCGCTGTTGGGGATTCCATCGCCGTGGAATTGTTCGGAGGCGCATTTCACTCTACAGGTAGAGCCGCCGCCCGTCTGCATGAGCGTATGGAATACCTTATCAACAGGGGTTGGAATGTTTACATCATTTGGTGTCTGTCCAAGGAGACCACGATATTTCCCAGATGCTTCGATGATTTTGTCACCTTCATGGAGCAGGTCGGCGGCAACAAAGCCTCTATCGGTCAATATCGGGTGATTTGGAGTGACGGTGATTTCATTTCCTGTGGAGGTCGAGAGAGTGATTACCTTTCCCGTATAAAACCTCCTGCTTTCCGACACAACGCCCTCTGCAAGTACAAGACCACCGGGGACTAGGCAGTTGGGGTGGATGTTCAAGAAGGTGTTTGAAAGATCATCCGCACCCGCCGGGTCAATCTTTCCAAAAGCCGCAGACAACGGCGGGTAATTTGGGTTTGTGCCGCTCTTGCTGTACACCCGCCCCTCATAGATGGCGCAGACCGGGCAGGTTGTACCAATCTTTGAAATCTGGTATAGGTCGTGATCGTCTTCTGTCAGCACTGCGGAAACCTGCGCCTGTCTTACTGTGGTTCTAACCGCCATATTTCCGTAGCTGTGCAAATCCCAATCACGCCCCGCTTTGTCCGTGAAAGCGGTTATCCCCTCACCCTCAATAGCTTTGACAAGGGCGTTTGTTTTGGTCATCGGCCCTACGCCCTCTGTAAGGGCTTCTACAGCCTGTTTGATACCTTCGGTGCGGAATATATCTGGTTCAATCCTTCCTAGCAAATAAAGGGCGTTTTGCGTGGTCTGGTAGGCTGTTTCAGCCGCCTCCCGTACTTCGCCGAGAAGGTTGTCCACCAGTTGTTCAATTGCAAGGGTGCGCCCCGGATTAACTGCGCTCATGGCGTTTTTGTATCCCGCCCGATGCTTGCCGCCCTCATAGAAAAACTCATGCTCAATTGCAAGGGGCGCATACTTTTCTGCGCCTTGCATCATGCGGGACAGGTCTTTCCGCACCCGGAACAGCGCCGCAACCTCTGCGTAATCAACAAAGTTTGATTCCCGCTTGCGCTTGATTTCCTGTAGCAGTTTTTGCTCCGTCCGCAGGAAAAGAAGCATCAGCGTTTGAGCCGCCCCGTTGCCCGTAGGCGGCACAATTACCGGGGGCATTAGTTACCCCCTTCACCCTCATTCAAAGGGCTTTCCGGGGATTCTGGCGGCTCTGGCGTGGTGTTCTGTGTCTCTTCCCCCGCTATCGGCATTGTCAGCCCCGCAAGCGGGTCAGCCATCT